AGTTAACAAAACCTGCCAAGTTAGGGAGTTCCCTAACAAATCAGCGTGAGGCGTGGCGCTAAACGAGGACTGGTATCAGTGGGTAAGCTTGGCTTAACTTGTTAGCCGTGTTAGCCGTGTTAGGGATTCCCTAACAAATCAGTGCCTATAAACGCGTAGGCGAGGCGTGGCGCTAAACGAGGACTGGTATCAGTGGGTAAGTTTAACTTGTTCAACATAACGCGTTAGGCTTTGATTGGTGGGCTATGTGAGTTTGTACGTGGGGCAAGGCGAGGGGCGAGACGAGGGGCGAGACGAGGGGCGAGACGAGGGGCGAGACGAGGGGCGAGACGAGTACGCTACAACTGGTATCAGTGGGTTTACTTTATTCGAGACGAAAAAAACCCGCCGAAGCGGGTTAGTTAGTTAGTGCTTAGTGGGTTGGTTGGGCTAGCTTAATGAGCGATTTAATTAGCGCATTAAACTCCTTAGTTGGTAACGGTGCAACGTCGCTAGCTCGCAAGCTGTTCAGTAAATTCCTCGATTCTTGCATGATAGGACATACTTTTACTTTATCGGTCGCGTCGGTCGCGTCGCTCGCGTCGCTCGCGTCGCTCGTTGGCTTTTTTAAGATAGCACCAGTTAACCTAGCTAAACTACTACGGTAGTCATTCAATCGGCTGTTAGCTTGTTGAGTCCAATCGCGTCTATGTTCCTTTAGCGTTTTAAAGCCTAACTTCTTTTGGTCGTCTGTTCGGACTGCTACCGATATGATCTCACGTTGCTTGTTGGTACGTTCTGACCATAAAAAACAGAATAGATCATTACAATCAGACGGCTTAGCACCGATTAACTGCTTTACACTAGCCGGTAGGCTATCGTTTATAAAGCCTAATAACATAGGTCTTACTTCAGCACGGCCACTAAACAGCTCGTTAGACTCCGGTAACAGCTCGAACGCGGTGATGTTCGCATCTTGTAAGGTTTTACGTACCAAGTTACCTACGCTTGCACCAGTGGCAAGGCTAGCCGTGTGCTTATTAAATGCGCTTTTTAACGCGGTGGTCTGTTCGGGTGTAAATACGTTTAATTTTTCCACTTTGAAACTCCAGTTTCATAACCAGTCAATGCGAACGTGCCTTGACTTGTACCCATAATAACATTATATCGTGACATGTCAACACACCTTATACAACTACATACAACTATGTATTAGCATGTACAATGTTAGGGGATACCTAACAAATCGGTATAACTGGTCGATGTGAGTGAGGCGTGGCGCTACCTGATAACTGGTATCAGTGGGTTAGTCATAGTGACTAACCCACGTTGCCCTACTTCTTATCCCGCATGGCTTGGTGCCATACATCTCTTGCACTTGCGTAGTACTTGCCTTTGTATAAAAACATATTATTCTCCAGTTGGTTTGTTGTGGGGGCTTGCGCCCCCTGTTAGTTAGTTAAAGCGTGGCCATACTAGCGCATAGATGGCGTCGTTTGTTCTGCATAATACACGCCCATACTTGGTTGCTAGGTTCTCTACAGGTGCATCATACTGCCGACAGTGGGGGAAGCGCTCACCCTCTATTTGTCCTGCATACAAGCAACCGTCGCACCCGTGTGTCGCAGGCACTTGCTTTACGGGCCTGTTTAGTTGGTCTGTATAATACTTCATTGCGTATCTCCAGTTGGTTTGTTGTGGGGGCTTGCGCCCCCTGTTAGGTTAGTGTTGTGCGTTGAGCACCGCATCGGCTAAGGCATGAAAGTCCATGATACGGAAGTATAGCTCTGTATCTTCTAAGCTCCCATGCTTTGCTATGTCTGTGTCAGTGACTAGGCTACGTCTCCATGTTACTCCATCAGCCCGTAACACCATCAATCCATAATTACGTGTTGTTTCAAATACTTTTATCTTTATACGTGGCTTGGTTGTATTCATATGTGTATCTCCAGTTAGTCAATGCGAACGTGCCTTGACTTGTACCCATAATAGCACAACGCGGTGACATGTCAACATACCTTATACAACTACATACAACTATGTACATCCCTGTACTAGCCAAGCCCAAAACAGGTATATCGCGCACCCACCTACCCCCCACCCCCCAATTTGGAGACGATGGAGTCCCACCCGCTACAGTAATACTATTCCAAACGAGCAACGCCACTCAAAAAACTTTTCACCCCACTCATAAGCTAGTTTCCTCAATGAAATCAATGACTTACAAACCGAGCCCCCCTATACCACAATCGCCAAGAAACACATCTCAAAAATTTTTTCCGCACAATTTTGAAACCTGCCTAAAACCTGCAAACAAAAAAAACCCGACAAAGCGTTAACAAAGTCGGGCAGAAGTCTCACGGAGAGGGGGAAGGAATCAAACCCCCACTTGCTTTATAGCGCACATAGTGTATAAAGTAAAGCATCGGATGAGGCTTACATAAATGACATTACACATAGAACCTGAAATAGGCGTACCGTTATCGCCTAAAATACCATACATTGATTTGCGTGAGCGTATAGAAGCAATGTGCAACGCTGCTATGGAACTGCGCCCGCATGGTCTGGAAATAGAAGAACCCACTCACGAAGAACGCGAACGTGCTGCTACACTAGTAGGGCATTATGCCGACGACGAGAAAGGGACATCTAAACAGGTCACTAACAAACGTGCCTCAACTTTGACTTCCGCAGCCTTGCTATACACTGCTGGCATACTCCAAGAATATGGACACTCCGTTGCAGAGTCTAGCGCAGCTATACGTCACTTAGTTACTAACAAGCTTATAACTGAGACAGAAAACACAGACCCAAGAGTGCGACTAAAAGCCCTTGAGCTACTAGGCAAGATATCAGACGTTGGGCTGTTCAGCGATAAGACCGAAGTTACGATTACGCACAGGACTACCGACGAGCTCAAAGTACAACTACGTAACAAGTTAGAGAAACTCATAAACCCAGAACCAGAAGTGCTTACACTCAAGTCGTCTTCAGGTGAGGAAACTATCATAGATATCGACGAGGAACTAGGTTCATAATGGCCGCTCGTGCTGAACTAGATTTTACCCCCGAAGAAATCCAAGTAATGTTGGACAACTTAGATAGCTTTACGGAAGACCAAGTTGTCGAGATAGACCGTATGGTCTCTGAATTATCCCAGCGCAAAGCTAACCAAGCCTGTTACAACGACCTGCTTACGTTTGCTAAACGTGCATTCCCCGAGTACATCATAGGGCGCCACCACAAGATTCTTGCTAAGCAGCTAATGGCAATAGAATCAGGCAATAAAGACCGTATTTGCGTCAATATGCCCCCTAGACATGGTAAATCCATGCTAGTTTCGACCATATACCCTGCGTGGTTCCTTGGCAGAAACCCGACAAAACAAATAATGATGGTGTCACACACGACCGATTTGGCAGTAGATTTTGGCCGTAAAGTGCGTAATTTAGTGGATTCGCCAGTATTTCGTGAGATATTCCCCACGGTTACACTTGCTAAGGATAACAAGTCAGCAGGTAGGTGGAATACTAGCTTAGGGGGCATATTCTATGCCTGCGGAATCGGGTCATCTATTGCTGGTCGTGGTGCTGATTTACTACTTATCGACGACCCACACTCCGAGCAAGATGTACTAAACGGCAACTTTGACGTGTTCGACAAAGCGTACGAATGGTTTGCGTTTGGTGCAAGAACGCGACTAATGCCGGGCGGGCGCGTAGCGGTAATTGCTACTCGATGGCACAAGTCTGACCTAACAGGGCAGCTCCTACGAGACATGGCGAAGAACCCGAAGTCTGACCAATACGAGGTTGTAGAGTTCCCTGCCATACTAGAAGTTGAGAATAAAGAAACAGGGCTCATCGAAGAGAAACCACTATGGCCTGAGTTTTTCGATTTAGACGCACTACTGCGTACTAAAGCTTCAATGCCTGTGTTCCAGTGGAACGCACAGTACCAACAAAACCCCACGGCGGAAGAAGGCTCTATCGTTAAGCGCGAGTGGTGGTCAAGGTGGGAAGAGGATGAGCCGCCCGATGTTGAGTATATTATAATAACTGCAGATACCGCGGCTGAACTCAAGAACAAGAATGACTATAGTGTGTTCACTATATGGGGTGTGTTCAACAACGAGGAGAACAACTCTACGGACATAATGGGTCTGGACATGATTAAGAAACGTATGGAATTTCCCGAGCTCAAAGACTTAGCGTATGAGCTATACAAGAAGTGGGAGCCAGATTGTTTCATCGTTGAGAAGAAGTCCTCAGGCGTTGCCCTGTATCAGGAAATGAGACGTACTGGCTTGCCGATACAAGAATTTACCCCTCACAGGGGAAGTGGTGATAAACTAGCCAGACTTAACTCAGTTGCAGATATCGTACGGTCTAGGTTAGTATGGCTACCACGTACTAGGTGGGCAGAAGAGATAATGGAAGAAATCGCGGAATTTCCGTTTGGTGCAAACGACGACATTGTTGACGCTACCACCATGGCTCTATCTAGGTTTCGAAGCGGCGGGTTTATAAGATTACCCAGCGACGAGGAAGATGAAGACAAATACTTTAAAAGCAAGCGCGGCGGATACTACTAGGATAAAATGATGGCTATTGAAAAAAGTTTATATGAAGCTCCACAAGGACTAGAAGATAGTCTATCAGATGACGACGAAATAATCGGGCTAGAGCTCGAACTAGAGATGCCGACGGTTGAGGAGTTCGAAGATGGTTCTGTAGAAATCACGTTAATAGCGGACGACAAAGAAGACGAGTTTGCGAATGCTCCGTTCGACGCTAA